CACATTATATCACACTCATAGAGCCACTTTTTAAGCCCTCTGGTCCATTATATTTTACTTCTAATAGTAGAGTTCCATTTTGAAAAAAAAGTTTTTAAAATTAAAATTTTGATTTACGAAAAAAAAAATATATATCTGTTAAGGCTAGTATTCACACTAGATTTACCCCCTCAAGTTATTATGCACATTGTGTAATTTATTTCTTGACAAGTTTGATTGTTTTTTATATATTTGCTTTTTTAATTAATTATGCACAAGATTTATGAGTGAAAAAGATGAGATAAAAACGGAGATTTTAGAAAATGGGATTGAAAAAGTACCTACTAAGTTTGAGGGTAAAGCAACCAAGTTAGAGGCTTATAAAAGGACAAGTGAGGTGGTTAGATTAATACTTCAAGGAGTTAGATATACTGACATAGTTGAGTATTGTGATAAGAATTGGGGAATTAAAAAAAGACAGGCTTCAATATATTATAAAAGGGCTTTAGAGTATTTTAAGGAACAGTTTGATGAAGAAAAGCAATATGAAGTTGATAAGCATACTATGATGTTATATGATCTTTATACAAAAGGTTATAGGGGTGGAGATTTGAATATATGTAGATTATTATTACAGGATATTGCAAAAATGAAAGGAATAAGTATAGATAGAGTTGATGTAACTAGTGGAGGAGAGGGTTTTATATTTAATTATAATAAGCCAGAGGTTAAAGAGGATTGAATATAGTTATCCCCCATTCAATAGTTTTACAGGTTGTTTTGACAAGCAAAACAATTTTAGTTTATTTGAAAACATAAAAGAGTATCTGAAAAACAACAGAATGGCGAAGTTAATAGAAATAAAATTAAGTATCAAGAACAATTAAGAATAATTTAAAAATGAAGAAATTTATAAAAGATTTATATAATGAATACGGAATGTTATCAATAGTATTTGGGATTACCGCAACAGTTTGGTTGTCTCCACTATTTTTAGTTTTTTTTATAATGAAGTATGTTGTGGAGTTGCCAATTAAGTATTTATTTAAAAAGATTAAGACAAACAGGCCTTTTAAGAAATGAAAATAGAAGATAAAAAAAAGAAAAAAAGAGTTAAACCAAAGCCAAAGCCAAAGGTTAAACCTAAAAGAAAAAAGTATTAAATGAAAATAGACTTTACTCCAACCATAAAGCAAAATCAGGCTTGGGAGTATTTGCACGATATTGAAACATCTGAAATACTCTTTGGTGGTTCTGCAGGTGGAGGTAAATCTTATTTTGGAGCTGCTTGGTTATTGTATTCCTGCCTAAGATACCCAGAGACAAGATGGTTGATGGGGAGAGCGGTTTTAAAGACTCTGAAAGAAACTACCCTAAATTCATTTTTTTCCGTCTGCTCCGATTGGGGTATTAAAAAGGGGGAGCAGTATAAATTTAACGCCCAATCTAATGTTGTTGAATTTGTAAATGGCAGCCAAATACTTTTAAAGGACCTTTATCAATACCCTGCTGATCCAAACTTTGATAGTCTTGGTTCTTTAGAGATAACAGGGGCTTTTATTGATGAAGCAAATCAAATTACAGAAAAAGCAAAGAATGTTGTAAATTCTAGGATTAGGTATAATTTAGATAGATATGAATTAAAACCTAAAATGCTAATGAGTTGTAACCCTGCAAAAAATTGGGTTTATGATTATTACAAACAATGGAGAGACGGTGTTTTACCTACATACCAAAAATTTATTCAGGCAAAACTTCAGGACAACCCCCATATATCAGAATTTTATGAAGAGCAGTTAAGAAAACTTGATCCTGCGTCAAGAGAAAGGTTATTACACGGTAATTGGGAATATGACGAGGGAAAAGATAAATTATTTGATTATGAAGCATTACTTAATGTTTTTAAGAATAGTGAAGTTAAAACTGATGAAAAATCACAACAATATCTTACTTGTGATGTTGCTTTAATGGGAAGTGATAAAATGGTTATAACAAGATGGAAAGGAATGGTTGTTGAAGAGATTATAACTCAAGATAAAAGTTCTGCACAAAATATAGAAACATTAATTAAGTCTATTGCTGATAAATATGGAATAGATAGAAGAAATATAATTATTGACTCTGATGGTGTTGGACAATACTTATCTCACTATATGAAAGGAGTAACCGCTTTTATGAATAACGCTAGGGCGTTAAAAAAGGAAAATTACAGAAATTTAAAGACTCAATGCTATTATAAATTGGCAGAACAGATAAATGTTGGTAATGTTTGGATTAAATGTAAAGATATTGACTTGAGAAATAGAATAATTGAAGAATTAGATGTAGTTAGAAGAAAAAATATGGATTTAGATGGAAAACTTGCTATTTTATCTAAAAAAGAGATAAAAACTATACTAGGACACTCGCCTGACTATGGAGATTCTTTAATGATGAGAATGTATTATTTATTAGGAAAAGGCAATAGGGTTTTGGCTTGGGGATAGAAAGTTCCAAAAGGGGGTTGAAAAAATGTAGATAATTTCTTATTATTGCACATTATGAATGAAGATATTGAAATAATGTGTGCGAATAAGACTCATCAATTTATTATTGTTCATTTTTTGGAGCAAATACAGCAGTATATTGATGAAATCACAGAAAAAGATGAAGATTATGACATTTTTATCAATGTTTTGCAAGAATTAGTGCGAAAAAGTAATGAAGATGTGATTTTTTCCTTTTTAGGGGCTGATTATACTGAAAAATGGATAAATCAACTACCAATGACTGTTTATTATGCTGTTGTTGGCTATATGCACTTAATTGATGTTAGTTTAATGGATTTAATAGACACAACAGAAAAACTTAACAATTTAGTAGGAGAAACTCTTGAAAACTTGGAATTTGTAAGGATTGATAACAGAATGGGTGATTCTTACTACAAAATAAACTTAAATTAATGATAAAAGTAGAATTAAACGGAAAAGAGTATGATATTCCTCACAAATGGGAGGAAGTTAAGTTTAGTAAATTTTTAGAATTTTATAACTTAACAAAATCTTTTAAAACTAAAGAAGAATTAGAAGAGGTTTATGAAGATAAAGATGATATTAAAGATTTGTATGTAACTCTTGACACATTAAAATCTAACACTAAAATGGTTTCTTTTTGGACAGGTATTAGTGAAGATGAGGTTGGTATGTGTGATTTAGATGAAGTTGCTCAATGTTTAAAAGATTTGGCTTTTTTAAGCAAACAATATAAACCAATACATATAGATGATTTTACTTTTAATGGAGAAAAGTATTTTTTACCAAACAGAGATTATTCTAAATTAAGTTTTGGTGATTATGTTCAAGCAGAGCAATTAGAATTAAACGCAAAAAAATTAGAGCAAGGTAGAATAGAGGTTATGCCTGAGCAAGTTGCTATTTTATGTAAAAAAGAGGGAGAGACTCAATTATCTGATGAAGAAATAGATAAACGAGCCAATATGTTTAAAGAATTAGATATGGCAACGGTTTGGGATGTTGGTTTTTTTTTGACTCAGCGAGAAAGTTTGTTAATGACAAGTTTCCTAATCTCTCAAAAGGAACGTCTGACCACCTTGCAAAAATCGCAGCAAAAGGAACAATAGATGGTTATGGGTGGTTAAATAGTATTTATGATGTTGCAAAAGAGGGTATTTTCAATATGCCAAATGAAAGTCCTCTTGAAAGTGTTTTAAAGAGTGATTTAGGAAAGATTATGACATATTTAAGTTGGAAAAGTGCTACTAACTCTTATGAGAAACTATATAACGAATTAATAAGTAAAAAATATAAAAATAAATAAATATGCCATTTGAATATACAAATGAATTTCACGATTTAATTAAGACTTGCGCTACATCATCAGGAATATGTAATTTTAAAACATTTATGTTTGGTAAACCTGAAGAAATAAACTTTGATCACAATATAAATTTTGGAGACTACTCATCCGCTTGGGATGGTACTGCTCACGATAATACAGTTGCACACGATTTGTGTAGTTTAACATATCCTAAAACAGATATGGTTGATATGTATAAAGGTATTTTTAATTGGACTTTTGATATATATGCTTGTAGATTAATTTCTGATAGTAATGTTAAAGCACTTACTATAGAGCAAAATTTTGGAGGATTAGATTATAAAATATGGAAAATGATTTCTGCTTTTAATAGTTGTGATAATAGAGTTTTAAACTCAACATTATATAGAGATTATGGATCGTTTAATGATAAATTAATAGTTGTAAAGGCTAGTTTAGTTTGGCAATTAAATATGATTTGTCCAACAACTACTATGATTGATGGAGTAACGGAAGAGGTTTGTATTGATGATGAAAATATAGATTATTCAGTATTTTAATTATGGCTTTAGATTCTAATATAATACAAGGAATAATAGCAGACTTTATAGCTTCAAAAAGTAAAGTTGTTGAAGAGATAAAAAAAGGATTAACTAAAAGTAGGGGTGGTATATTACCTCACGATACTACAGGAGCAACTGCCGATAGTATAGAAGTAAAAACACCTCAATGGGATGGAGCAAATTTAACTTGGGAATTTGATTCTGATGCAGGTTCTTACTTAAATAAGGGTGTTGCAGCAGGTAGAAAAGTTAATTTAGGAAAAATACTTACTTGGGTTAAGAACAAGTATGGTTTGCAGGGTAGTGATGCTAAAAGAATGGCTTATTTCGTTGTAAAAAAAATGGATGAAAGAGGTAATCCAAAGAAAAAAGGTTGGTTTGATGAAATAGAGCCAAATGTAACTAGTATGGTAAATACAATAATAACAGAATCAATGACTAAAAGTATTGCTATAGCATCAGAAAAGCAATTAAATAAAAAAATAAGATAATATGGCATCATTTAAAGGAGAGAATTGTACTTTGTATCTAAATATAGTTAGTAGATTTATAAAAAGCAGAGAGAAGCCAGGAAAAGGATCAACAGTACCACTAATAGAATTAATTAAAGATTGGAAAGGGCGTAAAATTAGTTTGGGGTATTTTAATCTAACTCAAATGCAGGTTTTACTTAAAACCGATTCTACTACTCTAGCCAAACTTAATTCCTTAATGGACAAAAAAAACCAAGACGCTGATAAAACAACTGACAATTCAGGTAGTACCTTGCAGTTTATAACAACACAAGGAAAGTTTGCAGATTGGCTTATGCTATTTGACGAAAGTCTAGGTCCTTATTTAAAAAGTTTAAAAAATTATATTTAATTATGGCAGAAATAAGTTTTGGAATAGAACACGATATACACGGAAGATTAGTAACCTGTCAAAGGCCTATAGTTTTTAGTGTTAGATGTAATGATATAAGGGCTGTTCACTTTAAGGCCGAGATGATGATAAAGAACAAAGATGGTGATTGGATTCAAACAGGTGTTATTGTTAAAGGTTATCACGAATCAGATTTTAAGATATTTTCATTTAATGTTTCTGAATATGTTAGGAATTATTTTGAGGTTGGTGAAAATTGGTTTAATCAACTTGCTTGTGTGGTTGATGATGCGTTATTGCCCTATAGTAGTTCTCAACAAAAATTTCAATTTCAAAGAGATTTTTATTTTAGAATATGGCCTGTTTATAATGATGGGTTTGGAAATATAGTAGAAGAAGAAGATAATACAAGAGATACTAGAGAGTTTGGTGTTTTAGAACTAAACACTAAAAACAATGAAATGACTTGTTTAGACTATAGAAATAAAACAAGAATAGATGTTTGGGTTAATGGAACTGCTGATGGGGCATACTATGATAATACTTTTGGGGAAATTGATTATTTAGGGGCAAAATATAATAGGTTTTTATCAAATATGCCAGGTATAACACAGTTAGATGAGCCTGACAACCCTGGCCCATACAATCATATAGACATAAATGACGGTTGGTTTTGTAACTTTATTAACCAAGGTTGGAATTTTCAATCAAATAAATATCAAAGAGATATTTACAGGTTCAGAAATGCAACTACAGGGGCTTGGGCTACTTATAATTTAGATACTGTTTATGGAAACCCTTACGCTTTTGCAGCACAAACAACCCCTGCTACTGAAATATATTATACTTGTTTGAACCTACAACTTGTAGAATGGCTTATAAATTTTGCTTATGGCACAGGTAATTATTTGATAGACGCAAGTGGTAATTTATTAGTAGATAGAATGGAGGTTACTACCCAAACTAGAACGGCATCAGCATTATATAGAGGTGGTCCAAAAATAACTCTTGATATAAAAAAGGGTGATACTAAATGTGGTAAAAGAACAAAGTTTGTTTTTAAAAATATGAGAGGTGGTATTGATTGGTTTCATTGTTATGGAACAAAAAAGAAATCTATAGGCTTAGAGCAAACAACATACGAGCAAAATCAAAGGTTTGATAGAGGCGCAGGTCAACATTTTGGAGTTAGCCTAGGTGAACATTCAACAACTAATTTATGGACAGAAAGAAAAGAAAAAATATCTGTTTTCTCACAACCTTTAAGAACTGATTGGGCTATATGGTTAGAGGAGTTGGTTGTTTCACCACAAGTTTGGATTGAAGAGGAAGTTGAGCATAATTATTCTGATTTACCTTGGCCTAGAAACCGTCAATTAGTTCCAATAATTATAGATAAGGGTAGTTTTAAGATATACTCAACAGAAGATAATGTTCACTACATAGAGTTTAAATATGAATTATCAGATAACACATTAACACAAGTAGGTTACTAATATGGCAAATACAAAAGGAAAAGGTTTAATTCTTGAGGTTGGAGAACCTGTTAGTTTTAGTGACTCAGGGGAGGTTATAGAATCAAGTCCAATATGGGGAACTGAAACTATAGTGACAGAAATATATGGAGAAGTTCAGACAGGATGGGAATGGGTTTTTTCAGGATTAGAGTGGGTTATAACAGGGCAGATAGAACAGGTTACTTACGAGGGCGGTAAAACTAGGTGGTGGAGAATGGGTGGTACTTATATATCTGATGGTGACTTTGGTTCAGATAATGGTTTCCTTGATCCCGCTACAGGTATTGCTGCTGATTTCAAGAATGTTTACGGACCATCTATGTGTGGTGACTATGAAATGTATTCAAGAAGAGGACAGAATAATTGCAATATGGCTAGGCCAGGGGCTAAATCAACACAAGGTATAGTTACAGGAAAAGGTGATGTTGACCCTGCAGATGATTTTGACGGCATAGAGATTATGGATGTTAAAACATACGGTAGAAATACCTTTAATAATGATTGGATAACAGACACAACAGGCTTAGAGCAATCAGAATTATCAGGAGGGCTTTCTACTGAAAATGCTTGGCCTGAATCAGCAGCTTGGATTAACTCATTTGATTTCGCTTTTCCACCAAATGATAATGGTTTTCCTCCTGTAGAACCTTTTATAGGGGGGAATTGGTTAGATCAAGATGCTATGTTAGCAAAAAATGAGCAAGTTATTGAGTTTACTTGCAGACAATTTGCTTGGTTTAACGCAACAACATCAGATTTTTCTGCTTCAAGGAAATGTAGTTTTGGAACATTTGCAATAGGCGAATGGGATTATGAGGGGTTTATATATGATTCCGATATGAATGGCATTATGGATCCCGAGTATTATCCTAGTATAGTACAAGATAGTTATTGGCCTTTTGATGATTCTTGGGAGGGTTTTGGTAGTTGGGGGCATAGAAGTGTTCATATTTGTAATGAAATCATACACACAGGGTGGATAGGTTATAATGACGAGTTAGATGAGGATAATGATAATCTTTGGTATAACTTTATGCACGAATCTCAATATAATGGAGAGGCTATGAGTGGACACGAAAGTGTGCAGGGTAGAACTCTTTATTTATACCCAAGGTCATGGATTATGCCTAATACTACTATTCCAAGTTATAGAGATGATGACACAACAGGAGAATATGATGGTTGTGCTACAGGGCAATATATAAGATGGGATGATGCTCCTTATGATGGCGTTTTAACTTTTGATATACTAGATGCTTATGAAGATAAATTATTTGTAAAAGGACCAGGAAACCTTGAATTAGGAGAGTGGATTAATTTAATACCAGGTGTTGATTGGAATGGTGGTGATCCTGCTGATTTTTTTAGATATTATCACGGAGTTGTTTCGCATTGGTTACACGGTGATGGTTTTAGGCCAACACAAATATGGGGTAAAGCAAGTCAATCAGATGACACATATAATGAAACAGGATTAGAGTTTAATAGTGAATATCTACCTACACAAACTTCAACTTTTGAAGCAGCCCCATATCAATTAAGTAACCAAGGTTGGATAGGCTCTTATATAATGTCTAATAGTGGTTATTCTAAAACATTCTTTAGTACATACGGTAAAAGAGGTTATTTAGGTTGGCGTTCTTCTGCTAAAAATTATTGGTGTAATGATAGTAATTTATGGGCGCAAAATTATGGAATTAATATAGCAGTTAAGGCAAGTGCCTTTAATAATTGTAAGATAGAAATAATAGGAGATGTTTTCAATACTTTTCAGAGAGACACTATGGAGCAAGTTACTGATCCTGGAACAGGAGAATTAATAAATTGTTGGGGACAACCTCCTTATGTTTTTCATACATTAAATGAAGATAATCCAAACACGGTAACAGCAGCAGGTGGTAGTATTAGAAATTGGGCTTTTGTTCCTAGAGCATATTCTGATAGTAATTACAAGCCTGTATCTCAATTATATAATTATGATATACTTTCAGCCCCTGTAAGAGATAATTATGGTGGAGGAGTAGGTATGTCAGGATATTGGTATCATTATCAACAGTATATAGATTACCATTACCCAGGAGGTACTTTTGGTGAAGATGCAAACCAAAAATTATCTCATTGGGAGTGGTTAAGAATAGTTCCTATAGATGACACACAACCTTATTCTGTTAAAATAGATGAAGTTAGAGTTGCTCCTGCTCAAATGCAAGTAAGCACAGAGTATGAAGATGTATGGGAATACTCTCCTACTTATGAACAACAACCTGTTTATGGTTGGGATGTTGTTGATTATGAATATGAAGATGTTGATGTTATAGTTGATTATCAATATAATATAACCGACTCTTGGGATTTAACTGTTACTAAACAAAAATGGGAATACTTAGATATATTAGATGAGCAAAATACACCTGTTTCTTTAACTTTTAATTCAGGTGATTGTAAAGATATTAAAAAAAGAAACTCAGGTTATTCTAAAACATTTGAGTTACCACAAAACAAACATAATCAAAGAGTGTTAAAGGCTATATCAGGAACTACTGCTTACAGGCCTAAAGAATCTATACAATGGAGACCAGCAAGAATAAAATCTAATGGCATATATGTTTTTAAAGGTTACGCAAGAATAGAACAGGCTATATCAGGTAAAGGTGGTAAATATACCTGCCATATTATAGAAGATCCTAGTTGGTGGCCAAACCTGATAGGTGAGGATAAATTATGTGATTTAGCAATACCTGTTCATTATAAAACTGTTGATTTTGGTTATCAATCAGAAGTAACAAATCCTATAACACTAGATACTGAAATAGTAAATTGGCCTACTATAACTCAAACTTGGGATATTTCAAGTGGTAGTGATAGAGGTGAGTATAATCCTAATGGTAATTGGGAGTGGTCTGCAGAACAAGGAACAGGATTGGGTTATGTTTACCCTGCTATAAATTATGGTAAATGGAATAATATGATAGATTCTGATGGGCGTAAAAGTGGAAAGGATTTCCACCCTGCATATTATGTTAGATACCTAATAGAAAAAATTTTCCAAAACATAGGTTATAGAGTTCAAAGTAATTTTATGGTATCATCACACTTTAATAGATTAATACTGCCATATACTAGTGGTGAAGAGTATGATAATTTAGATGATATGTTAGGTATTGATGGTAATAATAAGGTTCTTGCAAGTGCAGGAGATTATCAGTTTTGGAATAATGTTAATTGCCGTGGAAATAATGAGTCAGGTTATGGTAAATTAGACACAGAATATAGTACAGGCGCTCCTTTTTTTAATAATAGAGTAGGTTGTTATTTACCAAGACTATCTGCAATTAGTGACCAGGGTGGTAATTGGATTGGTGACCCTGCTAATAATAATGACTGCAACCCAGAGGGTGGTTATCTAGTTCCTTTTACAGGTTATTACAGAATGAGATTTGACACTCAAGTTAGATGGAGTGGAGCAGGTTCAAATAAATGGTTAGTTGTAAAATGGCTTATCAAAAGGCCTACACACCCTCTTTATGGAGATAGTTGGAGGATTATACATAGAAGAGAAGATTCTTTGGCTAACACAGTATCTTTTAATGGTAATTGGGATGAGCCTATGATGTTTGGTGATGATGTTGTTAATAACACTTTAACAGGTAGTGATTTTAACTTTGATTTTTCTTTTATTGATGAAGTGCCTTATGGCAACACAATACCTTTTAGTGAAAGTTACTTTGATACAAACCCTTTTGGTTGTAGTGATTGTACTACCTGCCCTGAATTAGATTGTTTTTCAGAGGGTGATTGGACTTGGTTGTTATTTGAGGACCCCCCAGCTGCAGGAGTAAGTGGTGACACAGGAGGTGGTGGTTATGATGATGGACAGTATTGGATGTCTAGGGGTATGGAGTGTACTATAAGATTAGAAGCAGGTGACCTTATAAATGTTGGTTATTTTGGGTATAACACTAATATAGGTAAAATGTATTTGGATGTTAAAGATATAGAACTACTTATATTCCCTGAACCATTTGCAGATGATGCTCCACCATCTGTTATGAGTCCTGCGAAAGCATTAGGTTGTAAAATGAAACAACTTGATTTAATAAAAGGTTTAACAGAACTTTTTAATCTTCATTGGACTGCTGATAACGAAAAGAAAACTATTTATGTTGAGCCTTATGATGATTTTTATGGAACAGGTATAATACGAGATTGGACATCTAAACTTGATCACTCTTCTTGGACTGATAAATTTATTATTGATGACTTAGCAAAGTTAATAAATTATAAATATAAAACAGATGGTTCTGATGGTCCAATAAATGAATGGGAAAAAGAAAATGAGCCTGATTTTTGGTTCGCTAAAAGAATAGAGTCAGGAGAGTTGTATAGAAAAGAAGAGGTTGATAATGGAACAACTGTTTTTAATAGCACAATGCACTTAAACGATAGAACTTTCTCTCCTCAGTTTTATTCAGGTGGTAGTTCTTATTGGATGCCTGTTCTTTGGAGTGGAGAAGATTTACTTGGTATTATTGAAGAAGAGAATGATGAGTTTTCTACTTTTAGTGGTGTTTGGAGTGATATTATGACTGATACAGAAAGGCCTGATTCATCATATAGTTTTGGACCTAGGATTCTTAATTATTATGGAACTAAAAATGATAGTTTCCAAATAGTAATGGATGGTTTAAGTTTAACTTCAGACAGGTGGCCGTCTTGTGGGGCTTATGATTATGGCTCTTTTAATGCTGACCCTTATAGTTTACATTGGGATGATGTGACTCATTCAAATGGTGATGTTAGCCCTGGTTTATTTACAAAGTATTGGAAAAAACTACACGATAAAGTTAGTGGAGGAGCTGCTTTAAGGACTTGTAAAATGGCTTTAAGGGAAGCTGATGTTGAACAATTAGATTATAGAGATGTTATTAAATTAAAAATAGATGGTATTTGCACATATTGGACTATAAATAAAATAATTGATTATAAGCCAGGCAAAGATGAATTAACAAAAGTTGAGTTAGTTCAATTTGATTTACCACCTAGAGTTAAGGGACAAGATGAAAATTATACTAAACAACAAATTGGTCCTAGTAAAAACCCTCCTTATAATGATAAGATTGAGGGGAAGAGAAAAAGAGAAAGGGTTAGAATGAAGAAAGGTAGTGGTAGTGCAAGAAAAAATAATACTAAATATACTGTATCACAAAGTGGTGAAAGAGGTTTTGCTGTTGATAATAATACTAAAAATTCAGTTCGTGGAACAGGTATTGCTATAGGACATAATGTAAATGCAAAAGGAAAACAAACCGTTCTTGGTAAATATAACAAGAGAACAGCAAGTTCTTCTTTAGTTATTGGTAGTGGTTATGAACTTAAAAATAAAAGAAACCAAACTGTAGGGGTTGTAAGACAAAATGCACTAACAGTAACAAAAGGGGGTGAGATAAAGTATTATGGTGGTAAAATAGTAGCAGAAATAGGCTCAGGAGACGAAACAACAATAAGTGATATTTATTATAAAAACCAATATGGTGACATTAAAAAATTATATTTAAGAGATGGCTAAAACTTTATATACATTTCAGGCAGATTTAAAGCAACTTGAAAATCTACAAAGATTATTGAAAGATGCTAATAAAGAGTTGAACAATATGCAAAAGGGGGCTAAAAATTCCAAAAAAGGAATTGATCAGCAAACTCAAAGCACTAAAAAATTGAATACTGAACTTGAGGCCACAAAAACAAAAGCCCATCAAGTGGCCGCTGCCACAAAACAAGTTACAGGAGCAGGTAGGAGTATGGTTAATGTATTTCAATCAGCTGCTATTGCTATAGCCGCAGCTTTTACTGTTAGGGCTATTGCAGGTGGTGTTAGAGGTATGATTAGTGTTTTTAGAGAGTTTGAGTCTAGGATGGCTGCTGTAAAGGCAATATCAGGAGCGACTAATGAAGAGTTTGAGAAATTAGAAAAAACAGCACTAGAACTTGGTAGAACTACCGTTTATAGTGCAGCTCAAATAGCAAAACTACAAGAAGAGTACGCAAGACTTGGTTTTACTACTGAAGAAATTTTACAAGCACAATCTGCTACTGTTGATTTAGCCGCTGCTACAGGTGAGGATTTAGCAAATGCTGCTGCTACTGCAGGTTCTGTTTTAAGGGCTTTTGGTTATGAAGCTACTCAAACAGCAAGGGTTGTTGATGTTATGGCAAATTCTTTTACAGGATCAGCCTTGAATCTTGAAAGGTTTACAGAATCAATGAAATTTGTTGCTCCTATTGCTAGGAATGTTGGTTTTACAGTAGAAGAAACAACTGCTATGTTAATGAAACTTGCTGACTCAGGTTTACACGGTTCTATTGCAGGTAATGCCTTAAAAAATATATTCTTAAAACTTGGTGATGCTAATTCTGATTTAGCAAAACATTTAGGTGGACCTGTTAATAGTTTGGATGATTTAGTTAAGCACTTACAAAGATTAAAAGAAGATGCTTTTGGGGCTACACAAGCAGCTGAATTATTAGAAAAAAGAGCAACACCTGCTTTTCTTACATTAATAGAGACTGCTGATGGTTTAGCGGATTTAAGAAATGAACTTGTACTTGCAGATGGGGCTGCAAGAGAAATGGCTGCAATAAGATTAAACACCTTAGAGGGTGATATTGTTTTAATGCAATCTGCTTTAGAGGGTTTAGGTATTGCTATGGGTGACACTTTTGATGTTACATTAAGACAGGCTGTGGAAAGTTTTACGAGACTTTTACAAGCATTTGCAGGTAGTGAAAAAGCACTTTCTATATTTAGGAGTACAGTAATCTTTTTGGTAGGGGCTATTGGTGGTTTGTTAATTAAAATGGCTTTATGGAAAACTGCTACTATAGGCCTTACGGCAGGTACTTGGCTTCTTAATACAGCAAAAGCCGCTTTAAGAATAACAACCGCATTGTATCACGGTGGGCTTAAAGGGGCTACTGTGGCTCTAGGAAGAATGACTGTTACAGCAAAAGGTTCAACTATTGCTATGAGGACTTTTAATACTGTTTTAGCTGCAACACCTTGGGGTTTATTATTTACATTGATTGGTGGGGCTATAGCATTATTTAGTAGTTGGGGTGAAGAAATGGATGAAGAAACATTAAAACTTGAAAGACTTAAAACTGCTTTTGAAGAACAACAAACTGCTGTAATGAACACAACATTTGGTTCTAAAGAATATAGAGAAGAGTTGAAAAAACTAAATGATATGTTTCCTGATGTTTTTAAGAACTATGATATATTAATTGCAAACCAAAAAGAGGTTATTCAATTAACTGCTGATGTTGCTTTTGCTAGAAGTGCAAATGGTAAATTAATAGCAGAAGAAATAGAGGATTTAGAAGCATCAACAAAACAATACGAATTACAAAACGCTGTTCAAAGACAGTATTTTGAGAATGTATTTAAGTTTATGAAAAATATGGATAATTTTCCTTGGGGTGAATTTAATATGAATGTTAGAAAATTATTTCCTGACGGAAAAACACTAACTCAAGATATGGATGTTCTGATTACTGAATTTGAGAAGTTTTCAAACACATTTAATACTGCTATGTTTAGGGGGGCGTCTCCTGGTTCTTCAGGAGTTAAAGAGACGGCTAAACACGATTGGATTAAAGCATTTGCAAGAAATAACTCTGACCTTATGGATTTAGCATTTGAAGCGGTAATAGAGGAGATTCAAGGTGGTACTGCAGGTGGTCCTACAATGGATTTGGATTTTTTTGAGTTGATACAACAACCAGAGTTATTATCTTCTGGACAGCCTTGGAAGTTCCAAACATTTTTACCTAAAATACAAGATGTTACAAAAGAAAATGAGGTGTGGTTAGGTGATTATCAGGAAAGTTTAGATGATTTGATAAAACAATTAAATAGTAAAAAAGCAGAGTTGTTAAATGAAATGAAACAGGGTATTGAGGATGTTGAAAGTGGAACTCTTGTGGTGGGTAATGAACAAGATAAGTATTATGCAAAATTAAGAAGTTTATATTTAGAAGATTTAGAATCCTATAGAGACACAGGTTTGGCTAAACAAGAAATACTTTTAGAAGAGGCTGAGGAGAAATTAGCCACACTAACACTATGGGCTGAATACTATCATATAGAAGCGACTCAAAGCACGGCTGCAGCAGAAGTTTTTAAAGATAGACAAATGGATAAAGGTAAGGCTTTGGATGATTTTTTAGTTTACTATCAAACAGAGTCTGTTAAACTTGGTTTTGCAGACAAAACTTTAAATGAAACCATTGGTGTTCAGGTTGCAGAACTAATTAGGCATATTGAGGATTTGCAAAACAATATGAGTAAAAGTCAAAAAAACCTTTCTAAATCATCATCTAAAGGGCAAAAATTTAGACTTGAAAAAACTAAAAATCATTACAAAAAACTATTACAGGCTCAAGCAAAGTTTCATTCAGATGAGTTAAGATCAGAGAGAGAACAGGCTAAAGCAAAAATGTTGGTTAATGAACAAGATATGCGACAAGAGGTTAAGTTGAATTACGCTAACATAGCAGAAATTGAAAGAATAAGGGAGAGGTTAAAAAGTGGTAAAGAGGCAGGAGAGTTTATAAATACAAAAAGTATTATAAAAAACTATGATATTTTAAAACAATTCTCAAAAGCAACTATGAAAGAGTTTGAAAAGGTTTACAAAACAGCAGGAGATGGAACTCAAGGTATGACTACAACAGTTATGGCAGAAATTATAACTATTGGTGAAAATGGTGAACAAATAATAACAGAACAGGCTTTTACCTTAACAGAAGTTTTAAATGCTATGATTGCCGAAGAACAGCAAAAAATGGCAAACAATATACAATTCTTACTTCAACAAACTGCAAGTTTTGAAAGAGAAATGGAAAACATAGCATTAGAGGGTAAACATAAGGCTATGGATGAACACGCAAGTTACCTTGAGGCTATTATAGCACAAGAGAAAATGATTGGAGGTAGAAGTGACACTCCTATTGGTGAAGATGATGCTGGTAATAAAGAAAAACTTTTAGGTAAAAATAGGTTTGCTAGAGCAAGAGAAGTCGCTACAATGATTTTTAATATGGAAAAGCAAAAGATTGAGGAGTTGAGGTTGTTAAAAATACAACAATCAATGGAGGATGAGAAAAGGGTTATTGATGATATGAAAAAAAACGGAGCAACAAATGAAGAAATAGTTGCTATGGAACAACAGTTTGCTGATGAAAGGACAAGGATTAATAATGATGCTAAAGCACAACAAATGCAAAATGAAGTTGAGTACGCTGAAGAGATGGAAGATCTTTTTGCTCAACAAATACAACATTATGCAGATATTTATAATCAAATTTTTGATATGTTTAGTCAACTACAAAACAATAAACTTGATTTACAAATGAAAAGAGATGAGCAGTATCACGAAAATAAAACAAAACAATTTGCTGCAGAATTAGAAAGAGAGTTAGAACTTTTAGAGGGCAATCAAGAGGCTCAAGAAAATATGAGAAAAGTTTATGCTATGAGACAAGAAACTCTTGATGAACAACTTGAAAAGAAACAACAAGATATAGCAAGAAAAAGGTTTAAAACTGAAAAGGCAAACAACATTGTTCAGGCTATTATAAATGGGGCTTTGGCTATGACAAAAGTTTCTGCTCAAACAGGTGTTGCTACATTTGTGTTTAGCCCACTTATAGCAGCTTTAACAGCAGCTCAAGTTGCAACAATAGCATCTCAACAGTTTGTTGGAGAAAAGGGTGGTTTAATACCTCAGTTTGGTGGTGGTGGTATGGTTTATGGACCTAGCCACGCACAAGGAGGTGTTAAATTTAATGCAGGAGGAAGAGTTGTTGAATTAGAGGGAGGTGAAGCTGTTATAAATAAAAGATCAACTGATATGTTTAGGCCACAATTAAGTGCTATGAACGCAGCAGGTGGAGGTGTAAAGTTTGCTGATGGTGGTATTACTCCAGGAACTTCAAATATGTTAAATAAAGTTGGAGGAGGTATGAGTAATGAAATTATGGCTCAACAAATAATAACAGGTATTAATAGTAAGCAAGTTATAGTAACAGAATCTGATATATCATCAACACAAAGTAGTGTTGCTGTAAATGAATCTAACTCTAGTTTGTTTTAAATAAAATTATTATATTTGCGTATGAAAACATTATGTAGATTATTTTGGGATTTAATAATAGGAGGGGGAGTTAAAAAAGCATCAGATAAAGTTTTTAATAAAAGAATGGCTATGTGTAGAAAAAATATATGCCACTCATATAAAAAACCTTTAGGTATCAAACCTTTAGAAAAATGCGGAGTGTGTGGTTGTTTTTTAAATGTTAAAGCCAGAATAGATGAGTTCTATATAGAATGTCCAAAAGGATTATGGAAATAAAGCAAGACACTAAAGACGAGATAATTAGGCTTTACAATATAGTTATGAAACAGCCTGAATCAGGTTATGGTGGACATAGAGGAGATGTTGCTAAAAGAGATGCTTATATTCTATTAATACAAACTTGGAACAGAAATGGTTTTCCTAAATTTGATAGAACTAAATCATCTTGTGGTTCTTGTGCTAAAAATTATATGGCAGGTGTTAAAAAAGAAATAGACAAATGGCTAATAGAAAAGAAGTAGTTTTAGAGTTTAGAGATGTTTTGTATGACAAACTAAACACTAGATTTGGAGAGCAGTTTCAATTAAAAGATATTATATTTCATTTTTCCCAAATGGGAATAATACCACCAAAGATTTTAAGAAACTATATGATGATACAAGATTTTGATAAATTTTTAATAGAAAACAAAGGTCATGTTGGTAACACTTTTATTGATTTATCTGTTAAATATAATTTATCAGAAAAACAAGCAAAAAATATAGTATATAAACAAAGAGATAGATTTCACCCCAAAAGCAATATAATAGATTAATAATAAAATTCTATATACCCAACATCACTCCAAACCTTTTGAGCCTCTATAGTATGTATATGTGAATCCTCTTGAAATAAAGAATCCATTACACCTTTTACTAAATTATCTACATCAGGCCTTTGTTGATGCGGTTTTTCCTGCATCTCCTGCTTTTTCTTTTTACTCCAAGACTTAGGTATAGGTACGCCAAATTTCACTTTAATAACATCATCAATTTCTGGTCCATAAAGATTTAAAAATTCTTTTAGTTTATCTTTATACTCCCAATACTTTATAACACAAGGCCTTTTTTTCCACCTATCAGATCTAGTCATTCTTGGTTTTGCCACAGGATTAATCAGAAATGTTTTCTTCATTTTTTAAAATTTGTTTAATTAAATAATACATTACATCAACAGTCATACTATTACCTGCCTGTTTATAAAGTTGTGTGTCACTTAAACCCTCTTCTTTACATTTATAATAAAAGTCATCAGGAAAGCCTTGTAATCTTAAACACTCTAAAGGAGTTAATCTTCTTATTCTTTTTTTATGAACAATTTTAGGTTCTAATCCGCCACCTCCACAAGTATTTAAAGCAGGTGATATTCCCTCTTTACTATATATTCTACCTCTTTGAGGATTATCAAAATTACCTGTATCTACTATATTGCCTATTTGAATAATATCTTTATTACTATCAACCTCTATTGCTTGACAATTACCTGTATCTATACAGTAAGTAGTTCCATCTTTTTTCTTTAAATGTCCTGTTCCTCCTTGCTTTGGATTACCACTTCTAGGATATAAACTATGAACAGTAATTAAATCATCTGCTCCTGTTCCACCAACTTTAAGGCTACTCATAACATCTTTTTCTATATCGTGAAATTTAGCCCCAAAACCATTTCCATTTTCTTTATTCCTTTTAGTATATTCTATTAACTTCTTTACCGTTTCATCTTTTAAATAAAATTTCTCATCAACCTCTCTCTCTTCTAATAAGTCTTTAAGTTTTATTTTTAAAGGCATTTCTTTTGGAAATTTAAAAGAATGTTTATCATCTCTAAATCCAACAATAAAAATTCTTTCTCTATTTTGAGGTATTCCAAAATCTCTTGTATTTAAGATTTTATAATAAATATGATAACCTAAATTAGGAACTTGTTGTTCTGCAAATAAACCACCTCTAACCTCTTTGTTAACTGTTTTTGCTAAAGCATCTATTATAACTTTAAATGTTTGTCCGTTATCGTGATTAGTTAAACCCCTTACATTTTCTAATATAAAGTATTTAGGCCTTTTTGCTTTAAGATATTGCAATAAGTCAAAAAACAAAGTACCTCTACTATCTTCAAAACCATCTCTATTACCTGCAATAGAAAATGCTTGACAAGGAAACCCTGCAACATATAAATCAACATAAGGAGCTTCTTTATGATTTCTTTTTGTAACATCATCATAAAATATCTCTGGTGAATAATTTGCTAAATAACTTTGTTTTGCATATTTATCAAAATCACAAGCAAACATACTTTTATGTTTTACTCCAAGTTTAATTAAAGCCTGTTCAGGGCTACCTATTCCTGAAAAATCTGTTCCTATTTTAATTTCTGAATTGATCATAAAAATACCAAATTATAAAAATTGAACTAATAAAAAAAAATACAAAGTAAGCAATATAACTACTCATCTTTTTTAAGTTTTTCTAATTCAAATTTTAAATGAGCCATAGCCTTTATAATACATTCATTTGGAGTATTATGTTTTCTTTTTGCTCTTAACAAATAAGTTACAGCAGTACCTATATTATAAGATAATTCAAAATCCTCCACAACTTTCCGTGCTTCATATTTATATTTACTACCTATATAATAGTCAGGTATATCTATATCTACTATATCTTTTTTAGGTAAACACTCTGTATCTTGATTGTAATTAACACCATCAACACAATCAAATTCGTATGCGTCTGTTGAACTTGTGTCAAATGTGTTATTCATAATTGCATCTTGTTTTGCCATAATTAAATTATTTTTAATTGATTAATACTTTCTTTTAAATACATTGAGAAGTCTTGCTCCTCTTCTAATTGATTATATCTTCCGTTTTGTATATTATATTTAAAAACAGATTCTCCTATTTCACCTATATGTCTAAATTTAACTTTTTGAACATATATGTGACTATTGCCTGTTTGAAAATCTCTATAAACAGTTATACCATTATCAACTTGATTATAAAAATTAGCAGAACCTGCAATATCATATAAAGTAGGAACTTCATATAACCCATTATCTTTTTTACTCATTTTTCTTGGGTGTGCTACAAGAAATATATGTAAATCATATTTTTGTTTAAATATAGTTAGTTTAGTTAAAAACTCATTTATATATTGTGTTTCACTTTGTCCATTAAAACTTGCGTGTATTTTATTATAAGGATCAATAATTAATCCTTTTATACCATATCTTTTAACTAACCCTGCTGCGGCTTTTAATATCTCATCAATAGTAAAAACATCTCCATCAGGCCTAATCCAATGATAATGATTTGAGATAAATCTTTTGGCATATTCTAATTCACCTCTACTCATTCTATCATATAATGTATCTTTTCTAAAAGACTTTCCAACAAACTTTTCTGCTAATACAGAGAAATGTAATTGTAAAGGGTAATGTTCAGGTGAAAATACACCAAAATTCCATCCGTGTTGAGCAGATAATCTCATACAAATATGTTCTAACCAATTACTTTTACCGTGAGTTGGTACTCCTGTTATAACAGTTAATTGAGATGTTGAAAAAGAAAACAGTTTATCAAAGTCTTGATGCCCTGTTAAATCACCTCTTTTTAAACCCTCATTAAATAAAATATCTATATCTTTATTAAAAAGGTTAACATCAATAACCCCCTCTAGTGGATATGGTTTTGCTTTAGATAATATATCTTTTAAACAATCTGAACCTTTATTACTTAATAAATCATTAGAATCTTTATATCCATCAAACTCTACTCTATAACAAATATCTCTACCTATTCTTCTTGATAACTCTTCACTTAATTTCATTCCTGGCTCATCAACATCTACTGCTATATAAACCTTTTCTAAATCCTCTTGTAAGTCTTTTAAGTATTCTAATTTTAAATTAGATGCCCCATTAGGAACTGAAACACAATTTTTAATTCCTGCTTCATAAAAAGATAATTTATCTAATTCTCCCTCAACTATTACAATTTCTTTTTCCCCAATTATATCATCTAATCCATAAAGTATTCTTTCTGCATCTTTAACTAATTTAAAGTTTTTATCTCCATCTCTATATTTGATGTTTATTAACTCATTATTTCTATAATAATTAAACTGTATTGTATTTCGTTCTCTTTCACATTGTGGCATATATTCTTTTCCCTCAGAAACTTTATTTGCTAATAATGTTTTTTCTGATATACCTCTTTCTTTAAAATAACTCAAAAACTCTTTTGTATAAGTTGATGATGTTACTTTTGGTTTAGGTTTTATGTATTTTATTTCTGCCATATAATTATACTTTTTTAATGCTCCAGCCCAACCACAGTTGTGACAATTCCATATACCCTCATCAATGTTAACTGACAAACAGGGTTCTGATTTCTTTTTACGATCATGAGAACATTTTGGACACTTTGTTTTAGTTTGTCCTCTTGATTGTTTTATCTCTATGCCATATTGATAAAAAGAACTCATAGTATCATACCTTTTAAATTACCATCTGATATGCCTTGATTATTATTATTATCATATTCATCATTAAAACATTCTTGATTTAACCAAGTAACTGCGTGTTTTCTAAACTTCTTATCAGGAGTGTTTTGAATATATATAGGGGTAACCTTAATACATTTATTACAATCTTCAATAGATAGTTTTAAAAACTTCTCTTTTGCTGATTTTTTACCTATAGGTTTTTGATATAATTTCCAAAAAGTTTCAAACAAAACAACCTTTTCTTTATTATCTTTATTATTATCTTTATTATTATGTTTTAACTTTTGTTGTATAGGGTTTTTAACTTTTGTTAAAGAGGTGTTTAATAATCGTTTATTACCCTCTTCTTGCTTTATGTTTGATGTAACATAACCTTTATCTATAAGTGATTTAATTACAAGAGATACTCTAGTGGTAGAAAGTCCAAAGAACTTTCCAAAATAGGCATTACTCGCATAACAACCCCCATTGTTATCCAAGGAGTCTATTTCCACTAGAAATACCTTTTCTTGTAATGTTAAATCTTTTGAAAGCCAAACATAGTTTGGAATCCATATACCTTTAAATTTTCTTTTCATTTGCTTGTTTGTTTTGGAAGAGCAGGGCTTTCACCCTGCATCAACCTTACCATTAAAATGGGATGTATTAAAATGGTAAATCATCTTTATCATTAGAGTTAGAAACAGGAGCTGCAGCCTTGTTAGGATCAGGTTTCCAGGTATCTACTTTAATATAATGTGTAACACCTTTATCAGATGGAGTTTGTCTCCTATTCATAATAAGGTTACACCATCCATTTTCATCAACTTCTTTTAGTTCGTTGATAAAATCTTCAGTTTTAATACTTATTTTCATTTGAGAACCTCCGTTGTCAAATGTTCTTTCCTTAATAAGGATTCCGTTTAAATACTTAGTATCTGTCATAATTTAAAATTTAGTTAGTTATTGTTAATAATTTTTTCTTCTTTTCATTTAAAATGTCAATTAGATTTTGAAGTTGTTTTAATTCTAATGACAAGTCTTTTACATCTGCTTCCATTATTTGACTCCAATAAGACTCTGATATAAGTTTATATAATTCTCTAAACTCTTTATAAAATTTCATATTATCATCATAATTTTTGCAGTAATGGTGAACGGTAGAATGATCTCTTCCTATTAATTTACCACTTTCCATAATTGTTATGTCAAGTTCTTTGTGTAACATATATCCTACTATATGTCTAGGAAGTATAAATTCTTTATTTCTTTTTTTACCGACTATTGATTTTCTACTTATTCCTGTTAAGGCTTCTGTAACATCAAAAAGTAAATTTATTTTATTGTCTTTAATAGTATCTTTCATTGTAAATCTCCTTTGCTTTGTTAAAAATGTTAGACATTCTTGTTGTTGTTGAATTTTCTTTAATTTTATTTAATGCTGCTATAAATCGTTTTTTTGGACTTTTAATACACATAAATTCTTCTATATCATTGTCACACACTCTAACTGCAGGATAGCCTAAAATTTCTTGAAAATACATTGATAATGTTTTAGATGGAACATTAAACTTGTGTGGACTTTCGCCCAAAAAACCCATACCATCAAACTTTTCTTTTCTGTAATAAAATATAGGTGTTTCACTCCAAAGTTCTTCAGGTATCATTTTATAAAACTCTATATACTTTTCTATTCTTAAAGAGCCACTTTTCCAATTTAATATATTACTTGTCATTAAATTTAGAACTCTGTGTACTTTTTTTAAATCACTTGTATCTTTTAAGTGCTTTGTAAAACTGATCCCTACAGTCCCTTGGATTATCGTTTTCTTTGAGGTCATAAATTATTTCGTTTGCTTGTTCGTAAGTTAATTCTTCTAATTTTAAGTTGGCATAATTAGATCCGACTGATGATGTCTGACATAAACCCTCTATTTTAGATATTTGCCACCAAGCAATAGGTTCATCATCTAAAACATCATCAATCCAATCTTTCTTTGCACTCATATTATTTGTTTTTGAAATCATCAGACTCATCTTCTGAGAAGATTCCGTGTTGATAAAAACCTGCTAACTTTAAAACACAACGGCTCATAGCCCTTTTTTCTGCCATTGAACACACATAAGAATTGTTAGTGTTTTTAGGACTTGCTTCACCAAATGTTTCAATAGTAGTATCACCCATAATTCCTGTTGCTTTTATTAAACAATGAGAATGGTCAGGTGAAAGGTTTACTAAATCATATTTGATTTGTATGCTGTTAGCAGCCTGTATTTTATCAATACCTGCTCTTGTGATGATTGTAAAGTGTTGATGTTTAAATACATCCTCTTTTACCAAATTGTTTTGCACAAATAATCTTCTTAAAATGTCTTTTTTAGTTTCCTCCATTTTGTTTCTCTTTTATATTATACATTTCGTTGATTACTTCTTTTAATGAATCGTGAGATACTCCCCACATCACACCTAACTCCAACAACCTATCTAAGTATGTTGGTTCAGGATTTTCTTTTGTTTGTTTTGACATATAAATAATTTTGAATTAGAATACAATAAAACGAATAATTATTGACAATTCCAAATTTTTTTCAACAAATTTACAAAAATCTACAAACATTTCCTGTTTATTCCACAAATTTCCTGTAAAAGAGTTCCATTTATTGTATAATTGCATTTTAAAACCCACCGCTTATGAAATGGTATAATATAAAAAACCTATCAGAATCCTCTACCGAAGTGGTTATC